CCGGCCGTAAGTTCGTAGAAAGAATTATAGCCAGGAGACTTGCTAGAGAGGCGGCGAAAGGTAATGTTAAGTAAAATCTTAATAGGTATCGTTATAATCTTAGGGTTAGGTGGATATTTTTTATATAATAAAAACATAGAACTTAATAAGTTAAATTCTGCATTTGAACTAAGAGATGCGGAGCAAAAGCAAGCTATTAAATCTATAACAGAAAACTTCGAAAGACAGAGTGCTGCTTTATCTTCCCTTAGCGAAGAAAATGCTAAAATACAAGGCGAAATGAATAGATACCTAGATATATTTAGAAGGCATAATCTATCAAAGTTAGCAGCTGCAAAGCCTGGTTTAATTGAGCCCAAATTTAATAGTGCGACCAAGGAGGTGTTTGATGGTATTGAAGCAGATAGCATTAGTATCAGCAATCTTAATAAGTAGCGGGTGTTCATTACTTACCCCTAAGCCTCGTGAAGTTGAGATCATTACTAAGCCTGTACAGATAAAAATAGTACAGCCTACATTACCAAGACCCCTAGATTTAAAAGAGCCCTATTGGTATGTTGTTAGCGAAAAAAATCTGGATCAGTTTATAAAAGATGTTACTGCTCAAGCAGGCACTTTAGTTTTTACCGCTATGACTATAGAAGACTATGAGCTTATGGCATATAATATGCAAGAAATCAAGAGGTATGTAAGAGAGCTAGGTCAAGTTGTTATATACTATAAAAAAGTAACCACTATCGAGGAACCGGAAGAAGATGGAAAACAAGATTAATTTTAAAAGGTCGCTACTTGCGGCTAACCTAGCTCAAGCCGCATATTGGATTGAAGGCGAATCAAGCATTAGGACTAAAGAGCTTGGCCTTACAAAATCTAAACTAGTATCTAAAAAGGGCGCTGAAGTCCTTATTACCCAGTCCAAGACTGAATTGTGGTTTGCTTTTAGAGGCACAGAGCCTACTAAGTTTAATGATATCATGGCTGATTTAAAAGTTATTAAACATACAGCAAAAGCGGGGGGAAAGGTACACGGTGGATTCCAAGATGAGGTAAATGAGGTTTGGGAAGAGTGCCAGTTAGAGCTTGATAAAAATGATCACCTAAAGAACCCAAAAGAAGTATACATGTGCGGGCATAGTCTCGGTGCTGCTATGGCTACAATCGCTGCTAGCCGTTATAAAAATACAAAAGAACTGTATACATTTGGATCACCAAGAGTTGGGGGTAAGAAATTTACAGAGACCCTTTGTACTCCACATTATAGATTTGTTAATAATAATGACATTGTTACTCGTGTCCCACCAAGACTATTGCGTTTTAGCCATGACGGCACCGAAATATACTTTAACGCTTATGGACTTATAAGAAACCACAGTGGATGGCAAGGAGTAAAAGATACTTTTAGAGGCTTATGGGCTAACTGGAAATCGGGGGTATTTTTTGATTCATTTAGTGATCATGGTGTGGATAATTATATCTCTTGCATAGAAAGCAAATGTAAACCCGAAGATTCAGAAGGAGAATAAAATGTATTGGTTTTTACTTAAGTCAATCATGGGGTCAATTATTGGCAGTTCCTTTTACCAGTGGTGGCAAGGTACCAAGATGGGTATTTGGTCACAGAGCCGGTTAGACCGGTTTATGCAATATCTTGCTGATAAGTATGATATTGAAATAGCGAAGAAAGACGCTAAATTCGAGAAACAGTATCCCCTTATACTAGAAAGGATCAAAGAGCTAGAAAGACTAACGATGAAAAAATAACTCTATAGGGGGTTTACATTCCCCCCTATGTGTGGTATAATATATACTATTAAATAAAACAATAACGTTGGAAGCACCCTTTCTATGCATATAAAAGTCACTAAAAGAGATGGGAAATCTCAAGATTTCGATCTAGAAAAGGTACACAAGGTTTTAGATTGGGCAACCAAAGACATAACCGGTGTATCCATCTCTGAGATTGAGATTAAATCTAATATTCAGTTGTACGATAAGATCCCAGCTTATGATATCCACGAGCTTCTTATTAAGAGCGCAGCAGAACTCATAAGCGAAAACACCCCTAACTATCAATTTGTAGCAGCCCGTCTGGTTAACTATAAGCTTCGTAAAGAAGTATATGGTCAATATGAGCCGTGGGATTTAGTTAAGATTGTTGCTGAAAATGTGTCTTCTGGCGTTTATGATGGTGGTATAATGGAAAATTATACTAGGGAGGAGTTATTAGATCTTAACTCATATATTAAGCATGATCGAGATGATACCTTTACCTATGCAGGTATGGAACAGTTCAGAGGCAAATATCTAGTACAAGACCGAAAAACTAAACAAATCTTTGAAACCCCACAGATTCTTTATATGATGATCTCAGCCACATTATTTTCAGATTATCCTAAAGAGAATCGACTAAAATACGTTAAGGATTATTATGATGCAATCTCCCAGTTTTACATCTCTCTCCCAACACCAATTATGGCAGGAGTTCGAACAGCGACTCGTCAGTTTAGTTCCTGCGTACTCATCGAGTCTGGAGACTCCCTTAACAGTATTAATGCTACTGCTAGTTCGATTGTTAAATACATAAGCAAAAAGGCTGGCATTGGAATTGGTGCTGGATCAATCCGTGCAGAAGGATCTAGGGTTGGTGATGGGTCTATCGTTCATACAGGTCTTATACCTTTTCTAAAGTACTTCCAATCTGCGGTTAAGTCTTGCTCCCAAGGCGGTGTACGCGGTGGTGCAGCTACTGTATACCTACCTATGTGGCACTATGAATTCGAAGACCTTGTAGTTCTAAAGAATAATAAAGGAACCGAAGAAAACAGAGTAAGACATATGGATTACTCTTTCCAATTGAATAAATTAATGTATGAGCGGTTACTCAGCGGTGGTAACATTACCTTTTTTGATCCAAACGATGTTCCCGGTCTATATGAAACATTTTTTAATGACCAAGATAAGTTTAAGGCCTTATATGAAAAGTATGAAAAGACTCGGTCAATCCGCAAAAAGACATTAACAGCTTTGGAAGCCTTCTCCTCTTTGATTAGTGAAAGAAAAGATACTGGGCGAATCTATATTATGAATGTGGATCATGCAAATGATCATGGATCATTCGATCCAACAGTTGCACCGATTCGTATGAGTAACCTTTGCTGTGAAATTGATCTCCCAACCTCACCTATGGACTCTGAAGATCCCGATTCTGGCGAAGTGTCATTATGCACTCTGTCCGCTATTAACTGGGGGTTAATTAATAACCCCAACGAGTTTGAAAAGTACTGCGACCTTAGTGTTAGAGCATTGGATCAACTGTTGGATTATCAAGATTACCCGATACAAGCAGCTCGACGTGGAACCATGAATCGAAGACCCCTTGGTATTGGCATTATCAATCTGGCTTACTTTCTTGCAAAGCGGGGTCTTAAGTATGATGAGGGTGCACTTAAAACAGTGGATGAATATGCAGAAGCATGGTCTTATTACCTAATTAAAGCTTCTTCAGATTTAGCTATAGAAAAGGGTAAAATCCCTCTAAATAATCAAACAAAATACTCAAGTGGAACCTTGCCAATTGATACATACAAGAGTGCGATAGATAATTTAATAGAGCATACTGAAAGACTACCATGGGACAAGTTAAGGGACCAACTTCGTGAACACGGTATCCGAAATAGTACTCTCATGGCATTAATGCCTGCAGAAACATCCGCACAAATATCTAATAGTACTAATGGCATAGAACCACCTAGAGCATTGGTATCTTATAAGCAAAGCAAAGATGGTGTCATGGCGCAGGTCGTTCCTGGTTATCATCATCTTAAAAACAAGTACGATCTCCTTTGGGACCAGAAGTCTCCTGACGGATACCTAAAGATCTGTGCAGTATTACAAAAATATATTGATCAAGGTATTTCTGTGAATACCTCATATAATCCCGAGCATTATGAAGATAACAAAATACCCATGTCAGAAATGATTAAAGACCTTGTTACTGCATATAAGTACGGTCTTAAGCAGTTGTATTACTTTAATACCCATGATGGTTCTGGCGAATATAAAGAAGATTTGCCTGATTTAAAACTAACAGAATATGAAGATGAAGAAGATTGTGAGAGCTGTAAAATATGATACTAAAGAAAAGTAAAAAATCCCATCTAGAAAAAAACATGTTCTTTGATGAAGCTGTTGATATAGCTCGCTATGATGAAATGAAACACCCGACACTTGATAAGATTACTGAAAAACAACTAGGATTCTTCTGGCGCCCAGAAGAGGTAGACATATCTAAAGATAAAAAAGACTTTAATGGTTTAACCGAACATGAACAGCACATTTTTACCTCTAATCTCCGAAGACAGATCCTTTTGGATTCTGTACAAGGAAGAGCCCCTAATCTGGCATTCTTGCCTATTTGCTCATTACCAGAAGTAGAGAATTGGATAGAGACGTGGTCATTTTTTGAAACTATCCATAGTAGATCTTATACCCATATTATACGTAACATCTATCCTAATCCATCAATTGTATTTGATTCATTATTAGATGTAAAAGAAATCATTGATTGTGCTAAAGATGTATCTGGGTATTATGATAACTTAATAGTGCATAATATATCAGGCATTAATGGGTCTTACGCGCATAAGAAAAAACTGTGGATGGCAATGGTATCTGCTAATGCTTTAGAGGGTATTCGCTTTTACGTATCCTTTGCTTGTTCATGGGCATTTGCTGAACTTAAGAAGATGGAAGGTAACGCCAAGATTATTAAGTTTATTGCTCGAGATGAAAATACTCACCTAGCTAGTACTACTCATATGCTAAAAATGATGGTGAAAGAAGATCCGGACTTTGCCCAGATTGAAAAAGAAATGAATCCAGATATGATCGATCTTTTTGTTAATGTGATTGAACAAGAAAAAGAGTGGTCAAAATATCTATTTAAAAATGGGTCAATGATAGGACTAAATGAGGCTATCTTGGGGAACTATATTGAGTGGATTGGATGTAAAAGAATGAGAGCGCTAGGGTTAATATGTCCTTATACCACGCAAAAGCAAAACCCATTGCCATGGACAGAAAAATGGATTGGTGGCGGTAATGTTCAGGTTGCTCCACAAGAAACTGAAATTACTTCTTATGTAACCGGTGGCGTGAAACAAGATGCCACACCAGAAACAATGGCTACGTTAAGCCTTTAGGATAATAAAAATAATGATAGAGATATATAGTAAAGAGAATTGTGGATTCTGTGTACAGGCAATTAATAAAGCAAAGTCCTCCTCTCATGATGTGAAAGTTAAAAAGCTAGGCATTGATTTTACTAGGGAAGAGCTATTTGAGATGTTTCCTGATGCCAAAACCTTTCCTCAGATTAAAGTAGATGGACTTTCAATCGGCGGTTGGAATGAATTTAGAAACTTAAAGGGGATATAATGAAAAATACTATTTCTTGCGGATACTGTTTTAAATTATCAATTATTGAATTAGAAGAAGAAGAAGACATTATCGAGTTTTGCCCTTATTGTGGCGAGCTCCAAGACGAAGGAGACATCGGCGAATTAGAAACCGATGAGTAAAATGGAATGGCACAAAGACGGCACATTATGGCAACCGCCAAAAGACTTCAGTCCGGACGTCGTATACGGTTTTGTTTACCTAATAACGAACCTAGTGGATCAAAAGAAATATGTTGGAAAGAAATTCTTTTGGAGCCAGAAGACCTTACCAATAACCAAGACGAGAAAAAGAAAAAAGAAGATTAAAGTCGAGTCTGATTGGCGTACGTATTACGGATCTAGTAAGCATCTTGTAGATGACATTAAAAAGCATGGGATAGAAAACTTCTCTAGAGAAATACTACACGTATGCCAGACCAAGGGGGTGTTATCTTACATGGAGATGAAGGAACAAGTAGAACGAGGCGTGCTACTAACAGATCAATACTATAATGGTATTATCCAATGCAGGATAGGCTCCAATAGTGTTAAACCTTTAATGAAAATATCTGACTAGGGGGTTTACATTCCCCCATAACTGTGGTATAATAGACCCATGGCAAAAATACTAAAGTTTCCAACAAGAGAAGAAATCTCAGATAGAAAGAAAGATCTAGATGAAGACGCATATTATGAATACTGTGAAGTTCTTACAGATATCGCTATAAGTTTTTCTGAGTATATGTATAATATTTTGGCTGATGAACTGGATGATGCAGAGATGGGAATCGACATAGATGACCCTGAATCTAAAGCCTCCGAGGATGCTCATGTTATTATCAATATGCTTTGTTCTATGATCCTAAGACACAACGGAATGGTACATCACCTCCAGCCAAATCTAGATGAGGTGTACAATAAAATAATTAATGTTAGTGATGAACATGAGGAAGACCTTTGATATTATTAGATTATAGTCAAATCGCATTAAGTAACATCATAATGCAAAAGCTAAACAATGAAGATATGATTCGTCATATGGTTCTAAACAGCATCCGCATGTACAATAAAAAATATAGGGATCAATATGGCCAGATGGTTATATGCTGTGATGGGTCAAACTATTGGCGCAAAGAATTCTTTCCAAATTATAAAGGTGCTAGGAAAAAGAAAAGAGAAGACGATTCATTGGATTGGCCAGAAATCTTTCGCGCACTTAATCTAGTTAGAGAAGAGTTAAAAGAAAACTTTCCTTATAAGGTACTTCATATAGACAAATGTGAAGCAGATGATGTGATTGGAGCATTAGCTATTAACACCCAGGAGTTTGGCGAGCACGAGCCTGTCATGATTGTTTCGTCCGATAAAGATTTTATTCAGCTCCAGAAATATAAAAATGTTAGCCAGTTTTCTCCTATCCAAAAGAAACAAGTAACAGACCCTAATCCCAGGACTTATTTGTTTAATCATATCATGCGCGGGGATCAGGGGGATGGCATTCCTAATGTTTTATCATGGGATGATACCTTTATGGTTGAAGGACTAAAACAAAATCAGCTAAGGCAAACCCGTATTGACGAGTGGGCAGAAAATTCAGATGATCTGAGGTCTTGTATGGATGATACCATATATCGCAACTATCAAAGAAATCTTAAGCTAATCGACCTAGATCAAATTCCTAAAGAGATTCGAGAAACTATTATAAATAACTTTAAGAGCCAGAAACTTCCGATGAAGATGAAGGTCTTAAACTATTTAATTAAAAAACGATGTAATAACTTGATTGAAGTCGTGGAGGAATTTTACAACAAATGAGCAATGATAAACGAACCCTACTATTACCAGAGGTATTTGAAAAGGCCTCTAAAATTATTTCCAAGAAAGAAAGAATTGACTTTCTCAGAGCGAATAACTCTGCACCGCTTAGAGATATCCTAAGGATCCAGTATGATCCTACCGTTGTATCCCAGCTGCCCGAAGGAGAACCCCCATACAAAAAAGACGATGGCGTCTATGGGTATAGTCCATCAAGCCTTCATAAAGAATACAAAATGTTTAGGTATTTTTTTAAAGGCGGGTCCAGTATTGATCAGATGAAGAGAGAAAAGATGTTTATTAATCTTTTAGAGTCGGTTCATCCTGATGAAGCAGATATCCTAATTAAAGCTAAAGACCGACAACTAGATATAAAGGGTATAAGCAAAATCCTAGTTAAAGAGGCATTCCCGAATCTAATAAAAGAAAAATAGGAGGTGTAACCCCAGAAGAAACCTATATTATGATAGTTTCAATTAACAACTACACTCAAATAAGGAACCTGCTTATGGAAGGTATACAAATTGAACGTCTCAAAAAAGATAAGAATGAGGCAATGTACTATCGTAAAAGATTAATAAAAAAGGGGAAAGATGTTTTAGCATATAAAATGTCTAAGAAAATCGAGCATCTCGATTATCATATTAATCAAATGGAAATCTTCGCAGGGGGAGCTTACCACTAATAAATGTTTATAGGTTAAACCTAAACCGTGGGGGTTATTCTCTATAAATGGGAATAACCCCCATATATAAAACTACTCAAAAAGAAAATATATTATGCCGAAACAATTTGATCCGAAAGAAATAGAAAACTCTAAAAGAATATTTAAGTCTGCTACACCTAAGTACACATTAGATTGGTATTTAAAGTGGGTAGCAAGTATCCTAATTTTAATATCTATGTCCTTAAGAGGTATACCGGGCTTTGTGCTGGCAGACATATCCATATCTTTAGTTGGGGTTTCTTTATGGCTATGGGTATCAATCTTGTGGAAGGATCGAGCCCTTATACTGGTAAACGGCGTAGGACTTGTACTACTACTTAAAAATTTTATAGTAAGTTATTACTCATAAAGGGGTTTACTTTGTTGCCTAACTATGATACAATACTTTCATATATTAAAAAAAAGAGATCTGTGGTACTGTGAATATATTTATTTTAAACGAAGACCCTGTTATTGCAGCTCAGGAGCAGTGCGATAAGCATGTAGTAAAAATGATCCTGGAATCTGCCCAAATGCTATCTACGGCACATCGTATTCTGGATGGATCAGAGACTCGTATGCCATCTAAGTCTGGTAAGACCATGTCTAAGTATTGGGTACTGCCTGATTCTGAAAAAGAAAATTTATTTTATAAGGCAGTCCATACGGGTCATCCGTGTACGGTATGGACCATGGAGTCTGTTTCAAATTATAATTGGCACTATAAACATTTTGTAGCACTTTGCCGAGAATATACATATAGGTATGGTAAGATACATAAGAGTGATAAAGATTTATTAGGGCCATTATGTTCTCCACCTAAAAATATTTCAAAAGGAAGACTTACTCCTTTTAAATTAGCCATGGGTGTTGCACCAGAATGTATGTTTCCTGATAGACCAGTCGAGTCATACCAAAAATTTTATCAAACAAAACAAGAAAGGTTCAAGATGATCTGGACCAAACGGGATATACCAGGGTGGTTTACAACATATGCCAACATATGATTTTAAAAATAAAGAGACCGGAGAGATAGTTACTCAAAATTTATCTTTCTCTGGCAAAGACGAGTATCTAGAAGCAAACCCTTATATGACACAGGTGCATCTTTCTTCACCAAAGCTTATAAGAAATTCAGATGGGGATGTACTGAAAGCAGCCGGAGATGGCTGGAAGGATGTACAAAATAGAATTAAAAGTGGCATGCCACCTAGACTAAGGGATAACATTCGAACCAAATGACCTATCAACCACAACAACAGCAAATTAAGAAGCCAAGCAAACTAAGAGTAGAACATCTAGCCAAACTAGAACCTCTTACCCCAGCCCAGAAGAAAGTATTTGATGTATATGCCTCTGGGGATACCAATTTATGTTTATCAGGCTCAGCCGGCACAGGTAAAACTTTTATATCTCTCTACCTTGCATTAGAAGAAATGCTTGGGACACGGAGTACATATAAAAAAATTATTATTGTCCGCTCAGCAGTACCAACAAGGGACATGGGATTCTTACCAGGAACCAAAGAAGAGAAGGAAGATGCCTATGTAGCACCATATAAGGCAATTGTAAATGATCTCTTTGATGATAAAGAAGCATGGCTAAAGCTCCTGGCATTCAATAGTATAGAGTTCCTAACCACATCTTTCATTCGCGGCATCACACTCAATGATTGTATTATCATAGTAGATGAGATGCAAAACTGTAACTATCACGAACTATGCTCAGTCATATCACGTGTAGGTAATAACTGTAGATTTATTATGTGTGGAGACTACTATCAGTCAGACTTCACAAGAAAAGGGGACCAGGACGGTATCCTAGACTTCATTCAGATCATTGAGAATATGAAGTACTTCGAGCACATTGAATTCCATTGGGAAGATATTGTAAGAAGTAGTATGGTAAGGGACTTCATCATGACCAAAGAACTCTTCGAAAAGAAGAAAAAAAAGTAGGGCACATCAATGAATGGTAAAGGCAGTAAGCAACGCCCAACAGATACTAAAAAATATAATGATAACTATGATAGTATCTTTATAAAGGGTAAGAAGAAGAAAGAGATCTGGCAACAACTCGATCTCTTCTATGATCAGAAAAGCTCTCCAAAAGACTATAAAGAGGTACAATCTAGTATGACGGACCTCAATTGGGATTAGCAAACAAAAAATTTTAAAATCATCAAAAACGATGAGGAGTGAGTGAGAGCGTGTTCAAACATGAAGCAGTAGATCTAGGTTATAATGACCTTATAGCGGAGACAGGAGCAAAGGGTAGGGTGTATAATACGCCAGACGGGCAACAGTATCCATCTATAACTACTGTTCTGTCGATCCTTAACGAAGAGCATATCCAGAAGTGGAGAGCACGTGTAGGGGATGAGGAAGCGAATAAGATATCCTATAGAGCATCTACACGTGGTACAGCAGTGCATTCTCTCTTAGAGAAGTACGTGGACAATGATCCGAATCACCTCGAAGGGTTCATGCCTAATGTGATCGGATCCTTTCAGGACGTGCGACCTATCCTTGATCGATGTCTGACTACTGTCTATGCACAGGAGGCACCTCTGTACTCTCAGCACCTGGGAGTGGCAGGTAGAGTCGACTGTGTAGGTGTATGGGATGGTAAGCCTTCTATCATAGACTATAAGACAGCTGCTAAGCCTAAGAGAAAGGATTGGATTACTAACTACTTCATACAGTGCTGTGCCTATGCTATTATGTGGGAGGAGCGGACCGGACAGGCTATTACACAACTTGTTATTCTGATTGCAGTCGATGGTAGTGAGCCACAGGTCTTTATTGAGCATAGGGACAACTGGGATAAGCAACTCATTGCTACTATTAACGAGTACAAGAGGCGTCAGCTATTCGGTAGGTAGGGATATGAATTTCTTTCATACAACCCCGATTCTATATGAAAATATATCATAGGTTATTTTTAGTTTAGGGGTTTACAAGGCATCTGTACTAGTGTATAATGGTCCTATAAATTAAAAAAGGTATCTACATTATGAAACAATATGCGAACTACCATGGCTATTCTGACGTACACCCCTATGAGATTACTAAGGTGATCTCTGATAAGACTATGGAGGTTCGGGAGATGGTTGCTACTCTGGATCCTACATTCAAATGTGATACTATCCCTGGTGGATTCTTTGGGCATACTACCAACAATGATGACCAGACCTATACATATGAATCCAATCAGGATGCTCCTACTATAAGGATCAGATACAGTAAGGCCAAAGGCGGTTGGTACTCTGCCAGTGGAGCACGACACCTTTTGTCTGATAAGCCCCGTCGGTTTTATGACTATAACTTCTAGGTTGTTATTCCAAAACAATCTATCTAAAGGGGTTTACAAAGACCCCAATAGTACGGTATAATACTCTACATAATACAAAGAGGCTCGGATTATGAAAATGGTTATCGAAACGCAATATCGTGAAAACTATGGTGCACACGACTGGGATGGAGAAGGTGAATGTCCTCAGTACTGGAAGTGTAAGGGTGGCAGCACCTATGTGATAAACAATATAACGGATGATGTACTGGCTATGGCTATGGAAGGTCAGTATAATCTTGATAGCCTTATTCAATACTCAGATCCATACTCAGAAGAGTATATCATAGACTATACTATGAAAGAAGACAATGCTGAGGTTGGTGAAGCCTGGGATAATCCTATTGTTCTTGAATTCATTGACTCCCTCCAACGTTGGAAGTGTACTATAGTTACTGACAATACTACTGAGTACGGCTTCATGCGTCAAGAGATCGTTCAAAAGGTAGAGACCTGGTTTCTTGGACCTAATGCAAAACGACAGGACCACCAATCCTTTTATATCATGG